AATTCTTTTCAACATAACTAATGTTTTTTGTTTAAATTATGATACATGTCTTGGCTGAAACCAACGTCTTTTTTGATATATGTAACACAAAAAAAGAGAAGTTGTTTTGTATTTAACCTTTCGGGTAAAAGCAGATCATGCTGAAAAAGTAATCCGAAAACATATTGACAAATTGTTTCACAAGGACAGAGAAACAAGAAGAAAAGACAAATGGAGAAATACAAGAAACTTTTTTTTCGATTCGGGAACAAAAAATAAAAAAGGATGCGGCAGGAAATGGTTATCTGAGTGATGAAACGATTGCGAATCGTGCATCAGATGCCTTATTAAACTATATGGAAGCATGTTATGAAAAGAATGGAAATCTGGATGCCAAAGCACAGAGCTATTGGAGAGCTTTTCGCGAACGTGCTCATCCCGATACAGATTATAATAAGACAATCGCTGCTACTGTTATGAGCGAAGAGGCCAAAAATGACTGGGGAGAGGAGAGACTTATTACGCTGGGCAACTGGTCAATCCAACCTTGTATAACATCGATCGGCTGACCGTTTGCCATTAAAAAACCATCGACCATACCACGGGTCACACCGACACCATAATCGCCTAACCACGCTCCTACACCGACACAATGTACCTAGCCGAGACCTTTACTATACAGCACTTCGCTATAAGACGATATATCCACAGCCAAGAACATATCCATATATGGGTTAGCAGGCTCCTTTTTCTTTTCCCGGCCATCCCGGACCATTCGGAACGAATGCTGTATTTTTGAATATGAATCCATTTGGTTTGGGTTCTTACCGAATCATTCCATCGAAAGCTATTATTGTTGTTTACAACTGGTTTTCCTGTTCTACCGCTTTTTGTAATAATTACACCAAAGGAACACAAACCCTGCAAATGGAAGAAACGGCAGCATCTTTCAAAGCAGAAATATTCTCAATATCCTGCGGGTTGACAGCGTTGATACCACCTTCCATGCCATCGTTCAAAACCAATGGACTACCACTGAACGAAGATTATCATCCATATTCGTCATGATGCCGTTAGTGGTTCCTTTTAACAATCACAGAGGCTCCGGCAACAGGATTAGGCTAATAGATCTGATTCTTTTGAATCATAATTTGTGTTCCATGATATTGAAAGAATTACTCTGATTTTCATAATAACTTCTTATTCAATGAAACAAGCAGGCTCACACATCTTTGTGTTTTCAATGTTTAAAATGATATTAGTTCTAAAAGAACTCTGCACATTTCATATCGGTGTCAAAGATATGAAAATTTTCCGTTGTACTGTTATTTTTCTAAAAAAAATACGTAGAAGTTTCTTTTTTAACATTTTACTCTTTTGGTATTACACAGGTATTATTCTGTTTATCAGAATAATGTATCCATTGGAAATATGTAACTATATAAAAATAGATAAATAAAAAACATGGTCGTACTTCTGCTAATTTGTTAACAGAAGTAATTTAAAGAGACTTGTGTATTTTAAGTAATTATTGCATAATATATTTTACTTATTTAATTTATTGAAAATCATATTGTTATGAAGTTGTGTCAAAATGTATTAAAGCTAAAAATACCATAGTTCTTTTAGAACTATGGTAGCGTGATTTATGCAGCAAAGAAAATAAAATATTCCACACTGAAAAAAACGGATTGTTAAAATCCGTTTAGGTGTCAGTGCGCGCATAATTAATCAAGTTACCTATTACGCGCGCACAAGTACATACAACCCCCTATTATCCCCCTTTAAAAGGGGGTAAAGTATTGATTTATAACGTTAACACTTTTTATATTCTATTTATTCTATTTATAAGCGTATAAATAGGTCTACTCCATTGAGGGCGATCTCGTTCGGGTACCTCAGGGTATCACGTCGCTACGCTTTGTTCTACCCTATTGGTACCGTCTCGCGATCGCAGGCAACTATCGTTGCCAATTTTCACCGTCGCTATGATTGTCGTTACAGACGCCTTCGGCAGATAGGTATCGCTTCGCGATCGATTGAAAAACGTGAATTTTTCACGTAAAGGTTTTGGTTAAATTGGGTCGCGAGAAAGACCATGCCAAGACGACGTCCGCTTTCGCGAGTTGTCGCGATCAGCGCAGGTGCAAGTACAAACGCCTAAACCCGGCTGGGGATACCAGTCGGGTAGGGGACAAGGACAGTTAAAACAAATTACTGAGCAGGGTCGGGAGCAGGGTCGGGAGTCTTTTCCTTTTCCAACTTTTCCTTATACGCCTTTTCCGTGTCAATTTTGCGCTGACGTTCACGATCGGCGAGATCATTCTTTAATGTAGCGTAATCAGCCAAATCGAAATCCGGGTCCTCTGTAGGTAATACATCATCAAAATCTTGGTCATGATCGGGATAATCACCGGATCGAACACCGGAAGAAACAGGCATCCCCATTGCGAGGCGGTAAATAAGTTCACGAACTGTAAAACTTTCGGAAGGTTCTACCAGAACTTCGTCGCTTACTTTTTCTTGAATAAGTTCCGAAGGAAGATTACTAAAATTATAAGCGGTAACAAACATATGAACAAAAAACTAAAAAATGCAACAATAAAAAATTCAAGCATAATATTAAAGCATTGGAGTACCGTATTTAGGCATCAAACGAAGAGCTTTGACATCTTGGTACATTTGTACCCAAAACTTATCGTCTTCGGTCTCTGATGTAGCAAAAACACGGTTACTCGGTTTACACTCAACAAATGTAGTATTTAAATTCGGACGACCTTCAAAAATACGATTCAAATGCCAAAATGAAAGATTACCACGGAAATCGCCATGAGCTTCCGAAGGATGATACTTATATTCAGCATAACGCGGAGTATAACCAAACGTACCATTATTGTAAGCTGCATCTTCAGATACAAACAATTCTTGATTCTTAATTTCCTGTTCTGACAAATGGGCAAATTCCGGGAAATAGAAATCCATGTTATCAAACTTCGTAAAATCACGCGGAACACCCTGTTGATAGCCGGAACGCGGAGTAATAGACATGATACCGATAATATATCCATGCTCTTCAAAATAATGCTTGAAACCGTTATTGATTCCAGCAGAAATACCATGTCCGGCCATATTTGCCTGCGGTGACGTTTCATCAGTCGAGGATGTTTGCAATACTTCCGACACAGAAATAGGCATACGACCGCCACCGAGGAACTGCGGACGCTGTAAACGCGCATCAGATGAACGAACACCAAAGTGTGACAGAATCTGTTCAATATAACGAGAACCACCACGAGCGTTACGTTCGAACCAACGCTGCAAAGCATTCGAAGTACGAAGGTCGTTAATGTTAATTCCCATCTCGTCAACATTGACTTTTAATGTACCGTTCGGATCGAGTTCGGGCGCACGGTTATTTGTACCACCATTGACGGCAACCATTAAAGCAGAATTAGGATCGTTAGCCCTGGCCATAGTAATATCATAAGCATGGCCATTCTCAAATTCACGACCAGAAGAATCTACCCATTTTTGACTATCAGACTGACGTTCATAAACAACATCCATAGAACCGCCAGCGCCTTGCACAGGAACAGTGACTTCGGGCCCACGTTGCAACCACGGAAGGGCAGAAGTAAAATAGTCTTTTTCCCAAGCACGACGACGAAGCGACATGAGCGCCATAAGCTGATCACCACCAACGGTTGTTCCACTACCTAAGGTGAAATCGATAGGTTCGGTCAAATTCTGATCACGATAATACTCATTATAGATCAACTGATAGGCACGGAAAGGCAACGCGGATACTTGGAAACCGGAAGGAACCTTAACGCCGTTAACAACATCATAAGATTTATTACCACAAGCAGAAAGCGTAGGCAATCCAAGATAATCCCAGAGAGAAGAATCGCCAAAATATTCTTTTATTAATGAAGCCGAAGAAACTAAGTGCGAGTCTTGATTAATTTGAATTTTCGGGAACATTGGCATATCTTCACCGTCTACGCCTTTAGTTATGAAGTCTTCCCATTCATTCCACACAAGACGATTCGGCACAAAGAAATAATGAGTAAAAACATTCACGCGGTGCATCATAGGAGTCACAAGGGGAGCCAAACGCACAAGGGATTCAGTTTTCACGCGGAATTTATCACCGGGAACAAC